GCGAGTAGGAGCCGGATCATGATGTGTTCTCCTCGGGTTGTGCGCGCGGCACGGCCGGCGGCGTCATGGCGACCAGAGGTGGCGGGGCGGTGCCGGTGGAGGAGACGTGCCGGGGGCGACCCGTCCGGTTGCGGCACCGTTGCCCGCCTGGCTCATGGCGGGGCAGGGCGTCTAGCATATCGCGCGGGTTGACCAACCCCGGGGGCTAGGAGCCCGCCGCAAATCTGCTAGACGCTTCCCCCATGGCACACCCCCACGAGTCCCACGAGACGCACGAGGCTCCCGCGGCCCCCGCGGCCCCGACGCAGCACCATACCGTCGAGGAGGCCGCCCATCTGCTGCTTGCCGGCTTGAACACGATGCGCCCCCGGCTCGCGCACGGCTACGGATGCCCGTCGGAGCATGCCGGCCCGTGTACGTGCGGGTACGCGGAGGTTGTTTCCGGTACCGAGGAGCTCGTCGACGCCCTCCAAGCGGCGCAACTGCCCCCGGAAGGCGCCAAAAAGCACTAATCCGCCCGCTGGAGCCCCGAAACCGCCCGGTTTTCCCTCCTTTGCGGGTTTGGAAGCCAAAAGACGTAGGAAAACCGCCCACGGGAGCGTTTTTAGCGCTCAAAACCCGCTATTAGAGCCAAATCGTGCGCCTCGAGCGTACCAAACCCCGGTCATTTGCCTATTAGAGGGCTCGGGAGGGCTGAAAATGGCGTGGATATGCCCCCGGTGCGCGCGTAATTGGCCCACACGGCCGGATTTTCACGCCCTACATTGCAACGGGCGGCTCCAATGGGTCGGGCCACGCTCCGCCGCCGCCCTCGGCTTGCGTCCACCGTCGACGCCGTGCGGACGATGCGGGCATAACCGCGAGCACCACGGATGCTCGGGCCACGGACGATGCCGCATCGGGCACCCGTCACCCTTCGCCCGTCGATTCGCCCCCGTGAACCCCTACGGCTGCGCCTGCCCGCGCTTCACCCGGGGGCCGCGTCTCCCCGACGCGCCGCATCGGCGCTGGGATACGTGGACGAACGCCGACCGCGGCGCCGTGCTCGAGGCGCGCGCCGCCGGGGTGACGCTCCGCGAGCTCGGCGCCCGCTTCGGGGGCATCTCGGTCGAGCGCATGCGCCAGGTCGTCGTGAAATCCGAGCGGCTCCGCGCCGCCGGGCGCCTCCCCGAACGGTTGCACGACGCAACCATAGTCGATTCTGGCTGAAAATCCGCCCGCCACTCGTCCGAGAGTCGCAGCACCGACGCCGCTCTCTCGCGCAATGACACGCCGCGGCTTGACAGCATCCGCGGAGAGCGCTAGCCGCCGCCCTCCGGGGCGGCGGAGAGACCAAGCCTAGACCAAGCCCCGGCCTGGCCTTAGTCCGGCTCCGGGCTCCCTGGTCGACCCAACCCCGACAAGGGGGAGATACCCGGACTAGGCGACCAGCGGGAGCCGACACCCGGTGCTAGCCTGCTACGAAGCTACCAAACGCCGGGCGGGACACCCGCCGCCGCACGGCATGCGCTAGGTTGCTACCCCAATCGCCGCGGCGCTGCCCGCCGCGCACGGGTGGGGTAGCTTGCTACCAGTCGCGGCGTAGGACGCCCGCCCCGCGCGGTTGGGCCGCTCCCTCCGGTCGCTCGCCCGGCCGGGAGGGGGCCTAGCCAGGCTACTGTCAGGCTAGCCTGCTGGCTAGCCTGCTAGCTCCCTGGCTGCCTGGTCCCGGGGCCAGGCCGCTAGCGAGCGTAGCGAGCGGCCCTCCCCTCCGGCTCCGACCCACCCCCGGTGCGCAACGCCGACCGGTGCGCGCGGGACCACCGACAGCGAGTAGCATGCTAGCGGCGGGAGCACCGTCGGATGGGGCTAGCGCGGGACGGCGGTAGTATGCTAGCCCGGCTCGGCATGAGCGAGCGGACGGGGTCGGGCATGTTTCGGGGCGGGCCACCACCGGCGGTCGTTGCCGAGCGGCTCGCGCGGGCGCACGTGGCGGCGCGTGCCTCGAGGGCCGAGCGGAAAGCCGAGCAAACACGCTGGCTTGAGTCGCTCTCGGGGTTGAGCCTCGACGAGCTGCGTATCTCGACGCCGTCGCGGCTCTGGTCGGTCGCCATGTTGCAGCTCGGTGGGTACGACGCCGCCTCGATCGCGCGGTGCATCGGGTACAGCAATCAACGCGCGGCGGCGCGGGCGCTCCGCCACCCGGCGGTGACGCGGATCGTCGAGCTCGTGCGCGGCGAGCAGTTGGAGCGCGTTATGCGGGGCGAGTACGGCGTGCAGGCGCAAGCGAAGGCGGCGGCGCCGGCGGTGATGGAGCACGTGGCGGAATTGGCGGGGGGGATGAAGGACAGGGCGACGGGGGAGCGCAAGGGCCGAGCGCGGCGAGACTCCGATGCGCTGCGGGCGGCGGAGCTGACCTTGACGGTGTCGGGCGACAAGGTGGAGCGGAAGGCGGTCTTGCATGCCCATCTGTTCGAGCAGATGTCGGACGACGAGTTGGAGCGCCTGGCGGCGAATGCGGAGTGGCCGGAGCGCTTTGCGGGGGTCGCGGGGTACCTGCCCGGCAAGGGCGACGAATGATTGCGGCGCTCGGGGCCGGAGCCGGGTTGCTCGCGGCGTTCGTCGTCGTTGGGTGCATGTGGCTCGTGCTCGAGGAGCGCGCGGCATGAGCAGGGACGCATCAGGGGCGGACGAAGAACTGATCGACTGCCTTCGCGATGCCATCCAAGAGCGCGACGAAGCCCGCGCCAAGCTCGACGCGCTCCTCTACCAGTACAACGCGTGCCACGCCGAGAAGGACGAAGCCCGCGCCGCGTTGAAGCGCGAGCAAGATGCGGCCTTCGCCATGTCAGCGGACCTTGAGGTCGAGCGCATGGCGACCAACGAAGCCCGCGCCATCGCGCGGCGGCTGGCGGCAGCACTTGAGCTTTCGGAGCCACCGTGGACACCGAAAACACGAGAGGCGCTTGAGCATTTCCGTGCGTGTCCATGGGCATGGGCGAAGGACGACGCATGAGCGCCGACGGCATGCTGCGCGTGGTGCTCGTCGCGCTCGCCGTGCTCAATATCGGCTTGACGGTCTACCATTGGCGGTTAATCCGGCGCGGGCAGCGGTGGCACGCCGAGGCGGTCGCGCTGCAAGCCGAGGCGCACAAGGTGCTCGACCGTGCTCGGGCGCTCGTCGCGGAGAACGTCGCTGCGGGCACGAACGGGCATCGGCCGCACGGCGAGCCGGCACGGGTGGCGGAGCCATGAGCGACGACGTGGCGAACGGGTTGAGCCGGGCCGAGGCGCTCGCCGAGCTGCGCCACCGCTACCGCGTGCGCTTTCTCCTCGAGGTCGAGCACGAGGGCAAGAGCTACGGGGCGCGTGGGTCGACCATGGCACCGACGCCCGGCGAGACGGAAGCGGCCGCCGTCGGGCTCTTGCGGGTCATGATCGGTCGGGCGCTCGAGCAGCTCGCGGCACCCGAGGCGAGCGAGGAGCCATGATCCGGCCCGAGCGCGACCCGCATTGGTGCCTCGGGCTCGAGCACGGGGCCGACGGCCGCGAGCGCTACACGTTTGCCGACGCGGAGAATCAACGCCGCTATGTGCTCGGCTACGACGAGGGGGCACGCCGCCGCGGGCCGCGGCTCACGGCCGGCCTTGCCGACCAATTGCGGGGGCTGCAAGGTAGCGCGCAAGGGCTCGGATTCGGGCAACAGCTCGCCGGGCCGCGGCGCCCATGAGGCTCCCGAGCTACGACGAGGTTGCCGACGTGATTATGCGCGCGGTGCTCCTGCTCGCCGGAGCCTTTGCCGTCGGCGTCGCCGTCGGGTTTGTCATTGGGCGCTTATGAGCGCTCGGGTTATCCCGCTCGACGATACCGACCGCGTCGACCAAGAGCTTGACGCGCTTTCCGCCCGCCTCGCGCTCGGCGAGGTGCGTGCCGTGGCGTTCGTCGTTGCCGACGCCTCGGGCGGGCTCGAGGTATGGTGGGGCGCGTCACGCTCGCTCGGGCCGCATGCCGGGTCGATCCTCCGCGGGGCCGTTGCCTACCTCGGGGCTCGCATGGATTCCGAGGCGCTCGAGTGATTGCCGGGCCGCTCGTCGTGCGGTGCCTCGGGCTCGTCGGCCGGGTCGAGGCGGTGCACCATGACGGCAAGACGCCGGCCGGCGAGTACCTCGCGGCATTCGACCCGGAAGCGTTTGGTGGCCGCGGCGAGGCGACCTTTACGCGCGAGCTCGCGCGGGCCATGGTCTTTCCCGACGTGGCGGCAGCATGGGCGTTTATCGGCACCCGACCGGCGGCGCGGCCGACGCGGCCCGACGGCAAGCCGAATCGGCCGTTGATGGCGTTTACGCTGCAAATCCTCCCGCGGGCGACGGCCGACACGACGCCCTAAGTCGGGCTAGGCACGTGCCCCCCGCGCGCAGTACAACGCGCGGCATGGAACACGAGCACCCGCTGGTATTCGGCGACGCCCCCGAGCAGCTCGACGGGACGCCCACGAGGCGCCCACCGCCCAAGGGGCTCGAGGCGGTGGCGCGCAAGGTGCTCGCGACCCTCGAGCCGCTCGAGCCGGCGGACCGTGCGCGTGTCCTACGTGCCGCCGCCATCCTCCTCGGGCTCGACGATTACTCGCCGTCGCCGTGGATTCGATAACCGGCCCCCGTCAACCGCAATTCCGCCCGCCGCGGCGTACCGGCGGCGCCGCGGGCGGTGCGCCCGGCGCCCAAGGGCCGCCCGGCCCGACCGGGCCGGCGGGAACGCCCGGCGTCGGCGTGCCGGCGGGCGGCACCACGGGCCAGGTACTCGAGAAAACGTCGGCCACCGACTACGCAACGGCATGGGCCACCATGAGCGGGGGCGGCGGGGCTAGCGTCTCGGTGCAGCCGACGCCGCCCGCGGCACCCGTGCAAGGCGACTTATGGTGGCGGAACGACCCCGACGGGTCGCTCTTCGTCTACTACAACGACGGCAATTCAAGCCAATTCGTGCCCGCGACGCCGACCACGAAAGGCGACCCGGGGCCGGCGGGTGCAACGGGGCCGGCCGGCCCGGCCGGCGCGACGGGCGCCCAAGGGCCGCAAGGGGCGACGGGGGCGACCGGGGCCGCCTCGACGGTACCCGGACCGCAAGGGCCACAAGGCGCCACCGGAGCGCAAGGGCCGCAAGGAATCCAAGGCACGACCGGCGCCCAAGGCCCGAAAGGCGATACCGGCGCGACGGGGGCGCAAGGACCGCAAGGCGCCACCGGCACCACGGGGAGCCAAGGGCCGCAAGGGATTCAGGGGCCGGCGGGGCCGGCCACGTTCGCCTCGATTGGCACGACGGCCCCGGCAACGCCGACGGTCGGGCAACTCTGGTGGCGGAGTGATACGGGCCGCCTCATGGTCTGGTACGACGACGGCAATTCGCAGCAATGGGTGCCGGCGGTGCCGGTGTAGGAGCGCATATGGCTGCACTCGATTTCCCCGCCTCGCCGACCGTCGGGCAGCAATACGCGGCCCCGAACGGCGTCACGTATCAATGGGACGGTGCCGCGTGGGTCGTTACGGGCGGGCCGCCGGGGCAATTGTGGACGGGCGCCGGGGCAACGCTCACGCCGACCGATCCGACGAAGCAGGTTGCAATCCTCGGCCCCACAACCCCCGGCGTCGATCTGGCGCAACTCATCCTAGGCACCCGGACGCAAAAGGCGCGCATCATCTCCGTGCCCGCGTCTGACTATGTAGCAATTAGTAAGAATCGTAAACACATCGGCTCCGCGTGGGTACAAGACGACACAAGTCAGCCGTCTTGGGATATGGCTTTCGGCAATGTAGATACGTTTGCCGTTGAACGCCAACCGCCAGCCGGTGCCGCGGTGGTTTTGCTTCAACTCGATAGCGCGGGGCGGTTAGCTCTGCCAGGTGACGGGACAGCATTTCCGCAAATTATTCAGGGCGCCGCGACGGTCAAGTCACGGCTCGCCGCCGCAAACACGGTGCCGCAAACGACGTGGGCGATCAACCGCGATTGGAACAACGGCAACGCGCAGGATGACGCAACCAAACCCTCATGGGCCATCCAACTCCGCGTGGATACCGACCAGCTTTGGGTGCAACGCGCTCCGGCGGGCAGCACGACGCCAACAACTCCGCTCATCCTCGACAACGCGGGCAACCTCACCATTAGCGGCGCAACCGGGACAAAGGCGAGCGGCACGACGTGGGCGAATCCGTCCGACCCGCGGTTGAAAGAGGACATCGCGCCGTATGCGCGCGGGCTCGCCGACGTGGTGCAACTCGCCCCCATCACGTACCGCCTGAAAGCCGACCCAAACGGCGCGACGTGCTATGGATTCGACGCCGCCGCGGTGCAACCCGTGTTCCCCGAATGCGTCACGGAAACGAGCGCCAAGCTCTTACCCGACGACGCCGAGGAAACCGTCGGCGTGCTGTCCTTCGACATGCATCCAATCCTCGTCGCCCTCGTAAACGCGGTGAAGGAATTGGCGGCCCGCGTGGCGGCACTCGAGACGCCGGCTCCGACCCATGCCTGACGCGGGGCCACCCGCCGCCGGCCGCGTGCTCGGCCCCGACCATCCGCTCGCGGTACGCGCGGCGGCGCGGCTCGCGCTCGAGCAACGGAAGGCCGCGGCGGCGTACGGAATCCACGGCGACCCGTGGGCGTTTGTGCGCGATTGCGTGTGGACGCGTGACGAGGCGACCGGGCAGGTACGGCGCTACCCTGACCACGAATATGCCGCGCTCCTCGTGCGGCGGTGGGGCGAGCTGCCGATTCTCGTCGTTGCCAAGAGCCGGCGTATGGTCGTGACGTGGCTCTTCGTCGCGGTCAATTATTGGCTGGCGCGGTACTCGCCGCTTACCAAGGTGGCGTTCATGGCCCGCAAGCTCGGCCGGACCGAAACGGAAGGCTCGTGCGAACTAGTGCGGCGCGCGTATTTCATCCATAAACACGTGCCGGCGGCGCTCGAGCCCGTCGAGGTAGACTATTCGGTCGGGCTCCTCCGGTTTCCCAATGGCTCGGAAATCGTCGCGCTCGGCGAGGGGGAGGAGCAAGCGCGGCAACACACGTTTACGAGCGTGCTCGCCGATGAGGTGTCATTTTGGGAGCACGCGTACGAGACATGGGTTGCGCTCCGGCCGACGATCGAGGGCGGCGGGCGCATTACTGCCGTCTCGAGCGCCGGCCCTGGCTTCTTTCGGGATTTATGTCACGATCAGCTAGGCTAGAGGTTGCCGCGCTGTTTCGTTTCGCGCGGTTGCATCCATTCCGCAAGGTTCGTTTCAGTAACACTTGCTGGCATTGGGAAGGATCGCGCTACCGGAATGGGTACGGGCGCGTATGCTATCGCTATCGGAACTATTTAGTGCATCGGCTCTTTTTTGAGTGGCTCGTCGGGCCAATTCCCGCTGGCTTGCAACTCGACCACCTATGCCGCGAGCGCTCGTGCGTGCGACCGGAGCACCTAGAGCCCGTCACGCCGCGCGAGAATCTCCTACGGGGCAATGGATGGGCCGGGCGACACGCACGCCAGACGCATTGTATCCACGGGCACGCGCTCTTAGGGGCGAATCTCTATCGGTGGAAAAGCAAGCGCCTTTGCCGAGCGTGCAACCGCGCGGGTCAACGCCGACTCCGTGCACGGCGCTTGGAAATGTGTCATGACCAGCTCGGCTAATGCCGGTCGACTTTGCCGAGCTATTCGCGTGGTGCGACTTGCACGTTTCGCGGTGGCGCACGCTGCCCGTGACCGCGGGCTTTATAAGCCG